ACTGCTACTGTAACACAAGGCGCAATTATTAGTGCTAGTGTTACATTTGGTAGTTCTATTAATGCGTACAACTTAAAGAGTACAAGCGTAGCATTAGACACATCTGTTGGCTTTACAGCAACACCAACAATAATACAATCATCTGCATTATCAATTGATTGTGAACTTAGTAAAACTTGTACAAGTAATGTTTCACAATCAGCAGAATTAACTGTTAGTAGTGATACAACTTACACATGTACAATTAGTGGTGTACTTACTACTGAAATTAACTGTGATGTTACAGCAACACAAACAACAGACCCAGGGCTATTAATTGGCGCTGACTTACCAGTTGGTCTATTAACGAACTGGTCTGCTCTGGGTTCACCTTTCCTTGGTACTACTGTTGCTGTACCATTTACATTTAATTCAACAGTTGTTTCCGCTGTAACCCAAACTACTACTATTACACCTAGTGCTGAATTTAGTAGTGAAACTAACGCAGGTTTAATATTCGATGCTGAACTAACTATTAGTTCTGCGATGACTAGTTCATTAGTAGCAAGAGTTTATACAACAGACCCTACTAGATACTTAACAGTACAGCCTGAATCAAGAACAATTATTGTTAAACAAGAAACACGAACTTTACAAGTTCCAATTAAACCACATTTGAGAGAAGCGGCATGAGTACAGGATTCAACAAAGACAGAATAGGCGCATACATTGAGAAAGACCCACAATCAACATTAGATTACACAATTGATTGGTCTAAATGGATTAATGGTAGTGATACACTTGATACAAGCACATGGACAATTGAAACAATTGCAGGTGATGCAACTCCATTAGCAAGTACTACTACAACATTAGATAGCACAAATCATTTAACACACATATGGTTAACTGCTGGTGTTGATGCCAATAATTACAGAGTAACTAATACTGTTACTACTGTAAACGGACTTACAGAAGAACGCTATTTCCGTGTTTTTGTTAAGGATAGGACTATCTAATGTCAGTTAAGAAGGTAGCACAGCCATACAAAGTTGTTAAAAACGGTCTTGAGTTTAAATCAAAGCGTAAAGGCAAAGTAATAATATCTGAAGAAGAAGTGCGTATGTTAGCAAGTTTGCATTGTCCAGTATCAGATATGGTTAAGTATTTTGATGTACCTGAAGCAACATTGTTAACGCATTTTAGACCTATCATCAATGAAGAAAAAGAAAAAACTAAGCAGAAGTTAAGAGCCAAACAACTAGAAGAAGCATTCAACGGCAATACAACAATGCTTGTTTGGTTAGGTAAACAAATGCTTAAACAAACAGACCAAGGACCTAAAGACGACGATGAGAAGATGCCGTTACCTTGGAAGGATGAGTAATGTACATGATTAATTTCGGCACAAAAGAACAACCTATTTGGCGTGAAGTTCAACATATATTAAAGGGAAATAAATGCCACTGAGTACAGGACAATCAGTTATAACAAAGTCAAATATGCTTCCAGGTATGACGATGAATAATTTTACGAATAGTTTCAATACTAACATTGTATTTAATAGCAATTTCTTTGATGTTGCTACCGTTATTGTAACCCGTGCGATTACCTACTACTGCTTCTTGGCGAATTTGTTTAACTTGTACTTCAGTAAGTTTAGAAGTACCGTTGCTAGAACCTTTGAGTTTGGATTGTCTGCCTTTTTTAAGTTTATCAAGGTTGTTATCTTGAATAGTACCAACTTTCAAATGTGCTGGGTTAACACAAGAAGGATTATCGCAGGTATGCATAACAACTTTACCAATTGGATTTCTGTTGTCAAGGTACACACTTACGCGATGCGCACCTCTCAAATGATTTTCAGTACGATTAAACAGGGAATATCTACCGTACCCGTCTTTATCAGTACCGCCAGTCCAAAGCCAACACCCACATTCGGGAATTGGTTCGTACATGGAATGAAATCTGTCAATTGCTCGCTTAGTATGAAAATGCATAGGAGTATTATATGTTAAGTGATTGGCAAAAGCAAGTTACTGCATCAGATGCTAGATTCAAGGTAATCGTTGCTGGAAGAAGAGCGGGGAAAACTTTCCTATCCGTTCGCGAACTTGCTAAACATGCACGCCTACCTGACAAGACTGCGTTTTATGTAGCACCCACATATAAACAAGCAAAGCAAACTGTTTGGAAGCCGTTAAAGGCTAAATTACAGGATTTAAATTGGGTTGCAAAGGTGAATGAAACTGAATTAACTATTGAGTTAGTTAACGGTTCAACAATAGGTTTACGGGGGGCTGATAAGTTCGATTCGTTGCGTGGTGTGGGTTTAGACCACCTCGTAATGGACGAATTTTCATATACAAAACCTGAAGCATGGGCAGAAGTGCTAAGACCTACATTATCTGACAAGAATGGCAGTGCAATGTTTATTACAACACCTGCAGGTCAAGGTAACTGGTCGTTTGATATGTATCAAAAAGGCCAACAAGAAGGCGATGAAGATTGGGAATCATGGCAGTTTACTACATTACAAGGGGGCCGAGTTTCTGCAAAAGAAATCGAGCAAGCAAGGAGAGATTTAGATGATAGAACATTCAGACAAGAATACGAAGCATCATTTGAAACTTACGCAGGTCAAATCTATTACAACTTTGATACAAAAACGCATGTTAAACAAGCAAAGTTTAATGCAGAAGATGTTAAAGAAGTGCATATCGGATGCGACTTCAATGTTAACCCGATTAGTGCAGGAGTTGCGATTAAGTCTAAAGAAGGTTTACACATATTTGATGAAATAATCATCTACTCAAGTAACACAGATGAACTTGTACAAGAGATTAAAACACGCTATCCAAAACAGCGTATTGTAATTTACCCAGACCCAGCAGGTTCTCAGCGAAAAACTAGTGCAGGTGGTAGAACAGACATTTCAATACTACAAAATGCAGGTTTTGTTGTTAAACACAAGAAAAAACATCCACCTGTTCGAGATAGAATTAATGCAGTTAACTCAGCATTAGAATCAAGTGATGGTACTGTTAAAGTACACATTGATGCTAAATGTAAGCATGTTATTAACGGCTTACAAAAGCAAATTTACAAAGAAGGCACACAGGTACCCGATAAAGATTCAGGTTATGACCATACCAACGATGCAATAGGTTATATGATTGAATACTTGTACCCAGTGCGCAAAGAAGTACCTGTGTACAAGCAAAGTACATGGGGCGTAGGTACCATTTAAATAAATATAACAAAATAAGGTTATCGATATGACATATACAAAAGACTCATTAGAAGAACAACACGAGATGTACAAAAGTCTTGCCAGTAAATGGGCTTTTTATATGGACTCGTACAAGGGTGGTCATGCTTATAAAAGTAAGAACTACTTAACTCGTTACACATTTGAATCTAACAACCAATACAAGAGCCGTGTTGAACAAACACCACTAGATAATCATTGTGCATCAATTGTACAGATTTATACATCATTTTTGTTTGCTGAAGCACCTACTAGACAATTTGGTAAGTTACAAAACGACCCAGTACTAGCAGACTTTTTAGAAGATGCAGACAGAGAAGGTCGTAGTTGGGATAACTTCATGAAACAGGCTAGTATTTTAGCAAGTGTATTTGGTCACGCATGGATTATTGTTGATAGACCTTCACTTGAAGTTACTACACGACAAGAAGAACTTGATAATGGCATTAGACCTTATGTAAGTGTAATTAACCCACTTAATGTATTAGATTGGCAGTACACACGCTTTGATAACGGTACTACTGAATTAACATATTTAAAAGTAGCAGAAGGTAAGAATCACTACAAGTGTTATTACACAGACCGCACTGATACAGTTATTATCAGTGAAGATGGCAATACAGTTGATGTACAAAGTGTACCTAATCCGTACAATAAAATCACAGCAGTACCTGTGTACACACAACGCGATTATACACCAGGTGTTGGTATTAGTGATATTGCAGACATTGCAGATATGCAACGCGCAATATTTGATGAAAACAGTGAAATTGAACAAATCATTAGATTAAGTAGTCACCCATCACTAGTTAAAACAGCAAGTACAGAAGCAGGTGCAGGTGCAGGTGCAATTATTCAAATCGATGAGGATATGGACCCAGGTTTAAAACCTTATCTATTACAACCAAACTCACAATCATTAGACAGCATTAGAGCGGCTATTGCTGATAAAGTTGAATCAATTAACCGTATGTCTAATGTAGGTGCAATACGCACAGTAGAAACAAAATCAATGTCAGGTGTTGCAATGGAAACAGAGTTCCGTTTGTTGAACGCAAGACTTGCTGAAAAAGCAGATAACTTAGAATTAGCAGAAGAACAAGTATGGCAATTAATTGCTATGATGTCTAACACAACATGGGATGGTGTTATTAAGTACCCAGATTCATTTAATGCACATGATACAGAAAATGATTTATCAGTACTTGAAAAGGCATTAGCGTTAACTACTAATCCTAAGTTAAGAGAAAAAATTGAGGAGAAAATCGCTATGTTGATTATCGACAATAGCGATGATTTACAAGAAGTGCTAGATGTTGTAAAAACAATTGATATTAGCACCGATAACAAAAATTAAATAAATAATTAACAACACTGCAATAATGCAGGCTTTTACTCACATACATAACGAGGTTAAACAACATGTCTGAAACAATAACAGAAAATTTGGTAGAACAGGATACTGATTCCGTAGCACAAAATCAGGAAAAGACTTTTACTCAAGAAGAAGTAAACAAGTTAGTTGCACAACGCGTTGATAGAGAACGCAACAAGTACGATAAAAAGTACGGTAGTATTGATGTTGAGCACTACGATAAACTTGTACAACAAGAAGAAAAAAAACTTCTAAATGAAAAAAAAGCAAGAGGTGAATTTGATTCAATTTTGAAAGAAACTGTTACAAAAAAAGATGCAGTTATTTCAAACCTAGAACAGGAACTAAAGAACATCAAAGTTAACGGTGCTTTGTTAAGTTCAGCAAGTACTAATAAGGCAGTTAATCCTGACCAAGTAGTTGCTTTACTACAAACACAAGTTAAGTTAAATGATGGGCAAGTTGAAATCATTGATAGTAATAATCAACCAAGATACACAGAATCGGGTGATTTAATGCAAGTTGATGATTTAGTAAGTGAATTCTTACAAACAAACCCACATTTTGTTCAAGCAGGTCCAAAAGGTTCAGGTACAACAAACGCAATTAGTAATAATGCGCCTAGTGTAATTGATTTAAATACATTAGACATGACAAACCCATTAGACCGTCAAAAGTACGCAGATGCTAAGGCTAACGGGTTAATTTAACAATATTCAAGGAGAATAAAAATGGCAGATTCATATATTAGTTCTACCAACACAGATGCGTTATTTGTTCCAGCAAAAGCCGCAACTGTTTTCGCCGCTCACGAAAGTTCATTATTTCTAGGTGGTCAGTTAATTCCAGTAGTAAATGCACCAAATGGTGTACTACAAGTACCTGAACTTGCTTCAGTTACTGCTTCAACTATCACTAGTGGTATTACAGGTGATGTTGGTGTTACAAACCCAGCAGACACTAAAAACACAATTAATGCTGACTTATACGCGGCTCGTTCAGTAGTTCGTGATTTAGGTAACATTGACCCAAGTGAAATTGGTCGTGCATTAGGTAATTCAGTTTCAGCGAAGTTTGATGCTGATGTTGCAAATGTACTTGGTGATTTAACAGCACAAGAAATCACTTCAGGTGATTTAGACATGGCTGAAATCTTCGCCGCAGTTGCTACAATTCGTGGTGGTGGTGAAACAGGTCAATTGTTTGGTGTAGTTTCAACTGATGCTTATGCGGCACTAATGGGTGACATTGGTAGTACAGCATTTGCTGGTGGTGACCAATTCCAAGGTGCGGCACTTCGTTCAGGTTACTTCGGTACTTTAGCAGGTGTATCTTGTTTTGTTTCATCTTACCTAGATGCAACTAACACAGGTGTTACTAATCCTAAGATGGCAATTTTCGGTGCAGATGCAATGCGAATTGGTATGCAGAGAAATGTTGATTTAGAAATCGCACGCCGTGCTGAAGCAGTAGGTTGGGATGCAGTAGCATCACTACATGCTGGTGTTGGCCTTGTAGACGCAAGTCGTGGTGTAATGATTCTAGACGCGGCTTAATCTTTAAGTAGGTATAAGTTATGAGCATGAGCACAGACAACGATATCTTGGAATATATGCCTGATTTATATGATTATGGCATCCAAGATTTTAGTGACGAACATGCTAAAACACGCAATGATATTCTAAGACGACTTAGAATTGAATGGTACCCAAGACATAGAGGTGTTTCATCTTCAGAGATGGACGCTTCTTTGTTAACGGAATCGCAGTTCACACGAGTTGCTGTGTTTCATGTTCTAAGTTATTACATTTTACCTAAGTTAACTCAGTTTACTACCGATGGTGATAGATTTCAAGTTATGTTGGACTTTTATAAAGACCGATATGAAGAAGAATTTGATTTAATTCTTCGCGATGGAATTGAATATGATGCTGATAGTAGCGGTGCTATTACAGACTCAGAAAAATCACCTGAAGTGTTTTTAAAGTTGGAACGATAGATGAACAAACGGGAATTAATTGTTGAAGATTTAGTTAGTGTTTTAAGTGATGCTGACGACCCACGCTTTGGTTTAGTAACAAGAGATTTGTTCGACCCAGAGAGTTTAAGCCGACAACAATTTCCTGCAATCTATATTGCAACTGCAAATGAATCTAGAGCAGACCTAACACAAGGTGGCAGTAATGGCACTAGAGAAGGGTTTCTTGAAATTACATTTGTAGCATGGGTTAATGGGGCAAACATTGATACTCAACGCAACAATATCATTGAACGCATTGAAGAAGTGATTGATTTAGACAGAACTAGAGATGGTAATGCTAAGTGGACACAAGTGCGTGATATTACAGTTGATTTTGATGTTGTTGAACCATTTGGTAAGGTTGAAATAACAACTGAAATTTATTATACATACACACGAGGTGAGTTATGAATAAAGTAACTTTAACTAACGGTGAGCGTGAAATTAAAGTCAATGAAGACCAAGTAACAGCATGGAATAATGCAGGTTACAAAGTTAAATCAGACAAAATTGAACTAAAAGCCGTTAAAAAACCAATCAATAAGGAGAAAGACTGATGGCAACATACACAGGACAAGATGGTAGTTTAACCATTGAAGGCGATGCAGTCGCTGAATTGCGTTCTTGGAGCATGGATTTAACAATCAATACTGTTGAAAATACTGTTATGACGGCTGATACTAAAACTTTTAAACAAGGTTTAAAAGAGTGGTCAGGTTCAGCAGACATTTACTACAGTACGGCTGTTGCAGGTAACATTTTAGACTCAGTAAACACAGGTTCAGTAGCATTTATTGGCTACCCAGCAACTAGTGGAACTGGCGACCCTAAAGTTACAGGTAACATCTTAATTACTGGATTAAGTATTAATAGTACTTTAGAAGGTATGGTTGAAGCAAGTATCTCATTCCAAGGTACAGGCGATGTAACAATCGGCACTGCAACTTAATAGTTAATAACTCATTATGGCATTACCATTAATAGCAAGAATTGCAACTAAAGCAATTGGGTGGAAAGTACTTAAAGGTGGGGATAAACCAACTCCTACTTTGGGTAATGCACCGATTAGAATATCAGGTAAGATGATGACAAGCCCTAGTTTAAAAAATAAACTAGAAAAGGCTACTGCTAAGAAAGTAACAGCAATGATGAGTTATGCTAAAAACGAAGTTAAACCTTTAACTCCATTTGATAGTGGTAAAGCCCGCAGAAATTGGAAATTAATAGGTAGAGGTAAAAACTTAAAATTAGTTAACAGAGTTCCATACGCACAGCGATTAGAACAAGGTTGGTCTAAACAAAGACCAAACGGTATGTTAACTGAACTAATTCAAAAAATACATAGGAAGTTTAAATGAGCGTAATCGATAAAGTAACAAAACACTTCAACGAATCTGTTGACAATAACTTAAAAAAGTTTCATGTTGATGAGTGGGATTTGGATGTGTACTACTACCCAACTTATTCGTTTAAAGACGAATCAAAGGTAATGAATGCACAAGCATCAGGTAAAACAGTTGATGCATTAATTGAAACTATTATTATTAAAGCAAGAGATGGTGATGGTAAGCGATTATTTAAAGATGCAGACAGAACTGCATTGATGAATGAAGCAGACCCAAACATTGTTATTAAAGTAGCAGGTGCAATTAACAATGGCGAAGTTAGTAGTGAGGAAATTGAAAAAAACTAAAAACGAACACTGACTTATTTGTTCTAATGCAAATTTGCAAGGAACTAAGTCTTACACTACAACAAGGTATGGAATTGTCAGTGTTCGAGATTAAATTATGGGTCGCTTACTTCAAACAAGTAAACGAACTTGAACGGGAGAGTTTAAATGCCAAGAAGTGATGCTACACTAAAGATTGATGCTGATGTAAGAGGTGCAACTAAAGCGATTAACAAACTTAACAAGGACTTAAGTGCTGTTAAGTTAAATGCATTCGTAAATCTAGGTAAAGAAGCAATGCAAGTTGGTAGCAGTATGGTGCAAACATCTGCTTCATTTAATAGTTTGCAAATTGCACTGGATAGTGTATCGGGTTCATCTGTAAAAGGTGCTCAATCATTCGAGCAACTACTTAAACTATCAGAAAACACACAGTTCACAGTTAGTGATTTATCTCGCGAATTTATTAAGTTAAAAGCCGCTGGCATTGAACCTACTAACGAGTTAATGATGACATTCGCAGATACTGCGGCTATCACAACAGACGGACTAGGCACAATGACTGCAATGGCAGACATGTTAGCCCGTACTACAGCAGGTGGACTTGGACTAGAACATGTTAACAGACTAGCAGACCGTGGTGTTCCAGTGTTTAGAATACTAGAAGAACAACTTGGTCTAACTCGTTTAGAGATTACTGAATTTGGTAAATCTGCAGAAGGTGCTAAGAAGATAACCGATACTTTGTTTAAAACACTTGGCAAAGAGTTTGGTGGTAACGCCGCTAAACAAGCAAATCATGTTAGTGTAGCATTTCAAAACTTGGGTGTTTCAGCAGACTTGATGGTTACATCATGGATGGAAGAATCAGGGCTGTTTGGTGTATTAAAAGCAGTTGCTGAAATTGCAGGCGTACTAGCAGATGCATTAACTATCGCTAGTGATGAAACAGATAAACTTGCTGGTAGTACTAAAAATGCAACAGATAAGACTAAAGAGCAACTAACAACAGAAGAAAAAATAAACAAACTGTTGTTGTTCAAGAAGTCATTAATGCAAGACTTGACTATTGGCGATGAATTGTGGAAACAAGCAACTCAAAATCAAATAGACATGGTTGATACACAAATTGCAAGTCTGCAACAGTACGGCGACCAACACGCAATCATTAGACAAGAGATTGAGAAGAATAAAGCCGCATTTGCTGAAAGTGAAAAAAGAGCCGCTGGTCCAGACCCTGCAAAGGTCAAAGCATTAGAAGAAGAAGTTGAGCGTCGCAAAGAAGCATACGATACTATTAATTCGTTTACTGATAATTCACTTAAGATGGAATTATCACTTGAAGAAGCGGGCTATAATCAGAAACTTAATATGCTTAAGCAGTACAATCAAAGTAAATTAATTTCTGATAAACAATACGAAACAGCAAAAACTGCATTACAGAAGCAAGAAGTACAAAATACAATTGCAACTATGGGTAGTGCATTAACTGAACTTGGTAAACATAATAAAACAGCATTTAAGGCGGCTAAGGCATTTAATATTGCACAAGCAGTGATGAACACATACACAGGTGCCACTAAAGCACTTGCTACATATCCACCACCGTGGTCATTTATTATGGCAGGTGCGCAAATTGCAATGGGTTTTGCGCAAGTAGCACAGATTCGTTCACAGCAGTATCAAGGTAGACAGTTTGGTGGTACTACAACAGGTAACACACCTTACCTAGTTGGTGAGCGTGGTCCTGAAATCTTTACACCTGGTAGAACAGGTACTATTACACCTAACGCACAGTCTGGTGGTAAACCTGTTAATGTTACATTTAACATTAATGCAACTGATGCTAGTGGATTTGACCAATTGCTACAAACAAGAAAGCCAATGATTATTGGTATGGTTAGACAAGCAGTGCATGAGCAACCTGCATTATTACAAGGATAAGATATGCCTACATTACCAACTCCACAAGAATTTAGTAATATAGAAATTAACAGTGTATTTCCAGGTACAAGTGTATCAACAGACACTGGTAAAGTTTATAGATTGAACTACGGCGGACACTTTTTTACAATACAAGTTACATATCCACCAATGGATAGAAACGAAGCACGACAAGTAACAGGTTTTTTACAAAGCATGCAAGGTCAATTAACAGAGTTTGATTGTCCACTAAGCATTTACAGTGATAGTGCAGGTGCTAGAGCAACATTAAGTGGACCTGCTGATAAAACATTAACTGTAGACGCTGGTGCTTCTGTTGGCGATAGTGCAATTACATATAACAGTAATTGGACAAGCACTTATTATAGTTCTGGTACAGATGGTGACTTTTTAACAATTGGTGATTATATTACTTTTAGTAATCACACTAAAGTGTATCAAATAACTGATATTACAAACCCTGATGCTACAGGTGATGGTGGATTTAGTATTAGTCCTAGTTTGCAAACAGCAATTACCACAAGTGAAACTATTGATGTAATGGATGTAACCATGAAAGTGTTTTTAGACGGTACTACAATGGAATATTCAACAGGTTCTAAAGGTTTTACTACACTTGCATTTAATTTAAGAGAAGATATCTAATGGCATTGTTTAGTACAGCACAATTAAATCAATTAGAGAGTGGTAAGTTCCAAATCGTTGATTTAGTTGATATTACTTTTTGGAATTCATCATCTAACTCATACGATACTGGTGCTACACTTAGATTAAGTACATTACCATTCGACAGAACATTTAATAGTAATACTTACTACGGTGGGTTATTAATAGAAGCAATGGCAGTTGATTCAACTAGTGAAGTAACTAGAAAAAATGTTTCAATTACTATTTCAGGATTAACAGCAACATTTGTACAAACTATACAAAACAATGACCATTCAAATGCGCCATTTACTTTGTATAAAGTAATTCTAGACGAAGATTCACAAGCAGTAGGTAATCCAGTTATTGTGTACAAAGGTAAAATTCAAACAGGAAACTTTGAAACTTCACCTAACAACTCAATTGTAACATTACACGGGTCACATACACTTTATGACTTTAATAGAACTAATGATGTTAAATCACAGCATGAAAATTATATTGCTTGGTGTAAACGCAATAGATTAATAGGTTATTCAAACGAATTTAAGGATATTGATACTGATATCACAATACCTTGGGGTCAAAAGGGATGATAGTGCCTTTAGGCTCAATGGATGGGCAACTAAAACGACTTAAAGGTATTGTAAAAAAGCAATACGGTTGGGAAATCAACACAGAACACCTATCAGCAGATATATTAAATGGGTCTAATGAACTTCATTTAATAGACAAAGATTTAGTGTTATTTGAAAGACAGTATTTGCCTAATTCAGAAGCAACTATTGTTATGTGTGTTGTTACACCTCAATCAGGTGCTGATATTACTGATTTATTAACAACAACGGCAAGAAAATTTAACGCTAAGTACATAGGTAACTACATCCCAACTAACAATGGGTGTAATGTTGAAATTCAGGAGATTGTGTAGTGGGTATTAGTAAGTATTGGAAAAAATATGTTTGGCATCCTGCTAAAAAGGTATGGAATAACACTGTTGGTGCTGTAGTTGATTGGATTGTAGATGCTATTACACCTGATATACCAGACATGCCTTCAGCGGATAGCAACGAAACAAGAGGCACAACTGTTAATCGTAGAGGTGGAAATTATACAATTCCAGTTGTGTATGCATCTGCATCGCAGTTCTTGTCATTGTTTAACTTTTTATCAACATGGGTTAAGATTGGTGGCATTGAATCTCACATTTCAAGTTCAGGCACAGACAACAAATACTTACATTTAACTTATGTGTTACATGAAGGGTTAGGCACTGGATTAAAAATCGAAGCAGATACTGGTAAAGATGACGGCACAAATCAAACATTAATTCGATATGGTAGACACATTGGTGGTGAAGATGATGGTCAATACAACTTAGACACTTCGCATAATGTACTTGATGCAACAGATGACAATGGTCGGTTTGTATATAATGCATGGAAAGTTGCATCCATAACCGCAAACAATAATTTTGTTCCGTCATGGCATAATGATAAAGCAACATATCCAGGATTATCTGTAGTAAAAATTAGATTAAGATATCCCGATGCAGACCACGGAAAAAACCAAACATTTATACGCAGAAAACCTAATTTTAAGTTTTATGTAAAGGGAATTGAATCTGCTGATTATTCTGCAGTTGAAACACCATTAGGTTTAACATCATCTGCTGATAATTCACTAGTTAGTCTACTATACGAATATTTAATTAGTACTAAACACGGTGCTGGTATCGACCCTGCTGATATTGATTCAACAAGTTTTGCTAATGTTATTTCATTTTTAAATAATGATGGAGTATTCGAACTATTCAAAGTGAGTAAGTTTTACAGAATTAACACAACAGGTTCAATAATCAGTAATATTAAAAGTATGTTATGGCAAGTAGGTTGTGCTTTAATTTACGAAGATGGTAAGTTTATATTAAGAATTGACCCCAACTATGTCACACACGATGTTAAAGGCGGATTATTTAGTTTAACTTCAAGTGCATCATCGCTACCTACAATTGAAAATGATTTGGATATTGTAAGACATACTGTTGCTGAATCAGATGTTGTAGGCGGAATACAATTATTAAGTACTCCAAACAACGAAATACCTTATCAATACGAATACAGTTATATACAAGAAGAAAACGAAACAGTAGTATATCCTGAAAACCCACCTACATGGCGTAGAAATTTTAATTCAAACAATGGATTAAACAAAGTTGCTGTTGATGACACACATATTAAGAAAATGTCAATTAATGGTAACATGCCAGCAATTGAATACAGATTCTACGAAGCACAGTTTAATAACACAGTGTCGTTAACACTATCTCCAAAACATGCAAATGTTAGAGTGTACGACATAATTGAAGTTACATATCCTAAAGCGAATTTAAGTAATGATAAGTTTGTTGTTATTGAAGTTACTAGAAATATTGATATGTCAATTGGTTTAAAATGCAAACAACACATTGATGAAATCAATTTAGGCAATAAGTGGAATAACACAAGTTTCTCATTAAGATTAGCCGCAATGGGTGTTCCGTTTACTAAACAAAAATTAGTTGTGCCTGTTGGTTATGGATTAGATAACAATACGCAAATTGATGAATTTGTTCCAAGTTACAGTTTGCCTACTATTACTAATTTAACAGTTGTTTCAACATTAGATTTAAATATTATAAAAAATGGTATTTGGTACAATGGGTTACAAATTAATTTTGATGAACTTGTAGATTCGTTAGTTTCAGGGTTTAGAGTATATGCACAAGCACCTAATAGCGAAGAATGGGTATTTCTTGGTAATCAAACTTCTAACTCATTTAAAGTACAAACTACTAAACTAATAACAGGAATTACATACGATATTAAAGTTGTGCCTGTTGATGTTACTGGACACGAAGGTTCAGGTACTATAGTTAGTGTTACTGTGCCGTATCGCGAAGGCGAAAATGCTATTAGAGGTATATTATCTAGTAGTTCGTATCCAACAGGTATTGTAGTTGATGCTGTTGGTAATACACAACTAAATGAAGATGGTGGTTTGATGTGGTGTCAACTACAATCACCGCCAGGTTCAGGACATCCAAATTGTACATTAGGGTCAGATGCACAACACGATTTGCACGATGCATGGGCAGATTGGGAACCTGGTGGACTTGCAGATAACGGTAATGGTGGTGCATGGTATTCAACACATCCATTAACAGGTTGCACAAGTTCAACAATTGATGGTTATTATTACCCACCAAGTGTAGTTGAAGCAAACCGTGTTTACTTAAATGCAGACGAGGAGTTTGTTGCTGTAGGTAAAGCAACTGTAAGTGTTGTTGGATTCACTGATAATGATACAGCAAATGGCAGTTATGCATTGTATGGTATCGGCTGGAAGATTTATGATTCAAGTGATACATTAATTTACACATTTACTGCATCCTCGCCAACAAGTAATGCAGGTAATTACCACAGTCCAGCGGTCGTTGGTAACATTACTGGACAATCATACGCAGTGCCTTATTTCCACATATATGGTGCAGGTACAAGTGGTTGTGACCAAGTAGCAATACACGATTATGATTTTGAGATTATACGAAACGCTTCTGCACAAATTTCATACAAAGATTTAGATACATCTGTATTAACAGGTGCAGTTGGTGCTAGAGAAATTGATATTGTGCCTGCAATGAAGAATCCTAAGTTTAAAGATGGTGCAGGTAATACTTTTTCAGTAAATAGACTAAAAGCAGTTAGAGGTGTTTGGATTAATTCTGCAGAAACAGAAACACTAAATGTTACTGGTAGTTACATTGGACTAGATGCAGTTTCGTACAATCCAGAAATTAAAGTTGTTGACATAGCCACTAATAATGTAACAGATGCAGTTATTGATTTAACTGTGTACGGATTACCGAATGTAATACAAGTTAAAAACGACAAAGGTATTTTTACAGACTTTGTTTTAGTAGAAAATCAAATTAGATAAGGAATTAACATGAGTTACCCAACAAACGACATAACATACACACATTTAGATGATGCATCAGATAGTGTAGGTTTAGCAAGAGCAGAATTGCACAACGCACTTGTTAGATTAAGTGAGTTAATTGATTCAAGAAATACAACAGATGGTATAGCACCACTAGATAGTAGTGGACAAGTACCAAATGCTAATATGCCTACTACTTTTACAAGTGGTGGTTCTAATGATATTGTAATGCAACCATCAACAGGTATTGTATTACTACAATACGCATTAGGTTTACAAGCAAAAACAACTGCTGAATTAGAAGCACTTAACCATCCTGCAGGTACTATTGCTTATTGTAGTGATGGTGATGCAGGTAGTGCTTCATTAGCAGTATCAAACGGTACTTACGATGCAGGTGCAGGCATTTACCAATGGAATCGTATTGCATTAGGTTCATTGATTAGCGCAACATAATGACTAAATGTACCTTAGTGTTTTTGTCAGGTATTGTATTAAGTGCTAGTGCATTTGCATTTTTTGCACCTATGATGCAAATGCCAGGACAAATGATGAAAATGATGAACCCACAACAACAGCAACAACCTTGTGTTTGTAAATGCGATGTCAATTAATTTACAACAACAAGCACAAGTTGCACGATGGAAACGCTTAGTTGATTCGGTTGATAAAACTGAGTTTGCTACGGAGTTCATCGATAAGATTCACATCAGTTACAACACAGATACAAAATTACCTAGAACTATCGATGTGAAGAAACTAAAAGCACTTGGTGATTATATCGATATAGACCAAATCGATGAAATTATCAATGTAGCATTAATTGATGTTCAAGAACAAATCAAACACATCGATTTAACAGTTGATATCGAAGCAGTTATGGCTGAAGCAATTCCTGTTACAGAGCATTATTTGAGTAAACTTAACTCCTAGTATTACTACCCCAATAAAGTACACTAGAATCAAAGAATTTTAAGCCTAGGGTAGGAAATTCTTTCTGCAACTACACCTACCTCGCCATTTATTTGTTGTTTTATTAAAACGCCAATTAATAACAGGCATTTCTTTAAATGTTTTATCACAATGACTACATTTGTACTTAGAACAGTTCTTAAGTCTAATGAATGTGTTACCTTCAACAACAAATTCAGTTTTATCTAAATGTTTACCATGACCTTGTGAAAATGTGTAATGTTCTACTAAGTGCTTGCGTAAAGGTTCATTCATTATTTTGTTGTGCTTTGCGCTTTGCTTCTTGTTCTTCTAAATACAATTTTCTATGTAAACGCTTAGCCGATGGTGATGCTACTTCGTCGTAGTACTTCTTACGCCATTCCTTGTGTCTTTCAGTTTTACGATACTCACGCATGTACTCGGTAATGTATTTTCGGTATTCGTCACCTTTGCTTGCGCGATACTCTCTTTGTTTTTCTGCTAATTTGGCTTTTCTAAGCGGGTCGTTTCTGTAAAGTTCGTCTGTGATTTTCTTACATTCAACACAATACCTGCCTTTAACTTTACGATGATAATGTCCACGCTCGCAAGGATTATCAGGTACATAAGTGTCAAGTCCTAAATCTACTGCTTCTTGATATTTCATTATAATTTCCTAATATTGTTAATAATGTAACTGTATTTACATATTTTACACTGTTAAGTGTAAATAACTACAAACAATTAAATCGATTTAATGTTATAATTCACAAAGTATATTACTACAGGATATTATGGTAGTATATATTTTTTTTTAATAATAGGGAAAAACACAACACATGACACGCACTAACACCCAAGCATTACCCACACCACAAACCACAAACACTATCGACAGTACGACGGTGTGTGAAACACACCTCGTTAATAGTAAAGACAAGTTAACACACAAACAACATTACATAAACAAAACATCTGAACTAATACACAAGCATTACGGTTACCCATTACACAGAGCAGTTGATAAAGTAACAATGATTTACAATAATGTCATTAATCAGTTGATATGGCGTAATATTAATAGACAAGGTAACAATCGATTGTACAAGTTTAGGTTTGATAAACCAGTGTTTAATAATGACAAGTTTAATGTTAATAAGAAACCATACATCACTTGGAAAGCAATACAAGAAGTAAACCCATTACTAGTTGTAGTTAAAGATGGTAATACTCGTATAGGTATTAGTGATGTTCAAATATCAACTGAGTTAAATGCAGAAGTTAAGATGTTATGTTCAAGTGCTACTGTTGTTGTTGATTCATTAACTAAGCCGAATGATGTGATTGATAAAATCTACATTAATTCAGATGCATTGCAAGACTTCAGTTGTACTACTGAAGACCGTAAACATAGAGCAATTGCTAAGCAGTTGTTGTTTATTAATTCAGCAAATGGTTATATTCCACATGTTATTAGAATGTCAGACTTTGGGCGTAAGTATTATCGAGGTTCAAGATACACTAATGTTCAATTCACACCTAAAGAAGTTCGTAAAGCGTGTTTTAAAGGTTGTACTGAAATTGATATTAATTCATGTAGCAACTCGTTCTTAATTCAAGAAGCCAAGAAATACAACCTACCACACAAGTACTTGAAGCAATTCAAACGCTTTAAAAGTTCAATAAGACATGAAGTTACTAAGTTCGTGTTTGGGTTGGATAATTGTACTGATGAAAATGTTAAGAGTGCTAAGCGAGGAATTACAGCAATTGGAATGGGTTCGGTGATTCATGAAATTAAATCACCAGGTCAAGCAAAATACTTCACATTAGTTAACGATGGTACTTTTACAGTAGAACAGTACAATCGCTTTGTTAAACATACATTTGTTAAAGGCTACTACAGTGAATTACAAGCAATTCAAGAAGCATTGGTAAAACATAATCAACATCTTAAGAAGTTGAAATTACCATCATTGCACACTAATGGCGACATTACTAAAAATCTTAAGAAAGGCAAGGTTCTTAATTACATGTATCAACACTTTGAAACTAAAGTAATGCAGACTGTTTTAAAGAAGTACAAGCGTAAGATTAGACTTTCAGTACATGATGGTGTTTACATGGGTAATTTAACAACTACTGAAATTAACAAAATTGAATTAGGTTTTAAGAAATTCAACTTAACTGTTACTGTAAAAGCGTTATAATAATCGCTTTAATTGAACTCGGGAAAATATATGATTTACAAATCAAAGGTAATTACTAAAGAAGCACTTATGGATATTTTGCTTTGGGAACGACTAACTGCAAGTTCAACTGGTATTGATTGTCATTACATGGGTAATGAGTACAACTTTAGTTTGTATAAATTCGATGATAACAACGAAACTATAGTTAGTAAGGTGCATAGTTACATCGATGATACTTCATTGCATTGGGTTAAACCTAAAGTTATTGATAATAAAATATTAGTTTCAGTGCATGTATTTGATAAAAATTTAAACAACGACTATTTTTATATGAACGAAGATGAATTTAACAAATTAACTGATGTGTCATCTGCTAGTGATTTAGGTGAAAATGATATTTTCACAGCAATGCTTGAATTTTACAAAACTTATGGTGAAGGTTATGTTGATGTACATCACGAAGATGATAGGTCGTACCCATTAGATGTTGTTGATAAGCACATCAAACGACACAAAGATGCAAAATTCAGAAGTACATTAGATGCTGAGCATTTACTTTATTACTTACAAGATAGATGGGATATTTACTTCAAAGACATGGAAGAAAACCTGTACGCATCAACTGCATCAGAAGACCAAGAGCGAGCATTTAAGCGATTATTCATTGAAGTTTAAATCACAGGTGATACTAACCCACCTAATTCATCAGTGTAGTTTGGGTTACGACGATATAATTGAAGTTCATTCATGTACTCCATGAAAGTATCAATGTTGATGTAACCTTTGGTTTTGTGATTAATTGAAGTTTCAATACAAGCATCAATGAGTTCAAAGTAAATCTTCATAGGTAATTCACTTAACCACATTGGGTTGTAGATAGTATTTCGTGGGTCTTTTAGTACCTTATCTTTACCGATAATAGTACCGATTGTGTAATCACTACAAAATTCAGTAATGTTAAAATCAAGTCGTTCGATGTACATATCAATTAGTTGTTGTTGTACTTGATTAAAGTCACTTAAAGTTTGTTCTGCTGAAATCATGAAAAGTCCTAAAAGGACTTTTCATTTGAAAAGTCCTATATTATTTGTTAAGTAAATTTAATTATACATTAACCTTACATAAAGTTGCAAAATCCTTGGAAAATTCATCTTTAATGAAATCGGCATTGTCATGATATTCTTTGAGTTCAGTAATATGTTCCATACAAGTATCATTATCCAAATACCCATCAGCGGTAGCACTAACTGATGCCTTGATACACTCGTCGACGATTTTATCAAATACTTTCACAGGTAGTGCGTTTAACCACGCTTTATTGTAAATAGTATCTTTTGGATTTTCCAACACTTCTTTAAGTCCTAGTACATTATCGATGTCGTCATATCCGCAATAGAAACTAACATCAAACCCAATTGCTTCTTGGTAAAAATCCCCAAAGCGCATTACTACTTGGTCAAAATCATTTCTTACTTCTTCGTTATTTTTGTTCATTTTGAACTCCTTATATTATTGAATTATCTAAACATTATTGTTCAGATACGGTTCATTATACATTAATTAAATTCCATGTCAAATAAATAAAGTAAAAAAAGTTTGACATGATATGTTATGTGTGTATAATTGCACACAAGTTGATAGTTTTTATATTTTCCATCAACTAGGTAGTCATGAACTCCTTCCTAACACAAGTACAGTAATTGACTACCGATTTTAACTAACCAAGATAAGGATTTACTAATGAACTTCCATGAATACAGTATTACTATTGAAGGTAATAAAGCAACCGTAACAGGTGATGAAAAAAAATCACACCAAATTGAAATGGTGTGGAATGCAATTGCAGATATTGCAACACAATCTAAACTCGCTAACTCACAAAGCGAATTACAAGATTTTGTTGATGAAAACAAAGATGATAAAGCACTTCAAATGTTTTCTGTACAGCAACAGAACTTAAACACTATTATTCAACAAATAATATACGAAAACGAAGTAGGTCAACTTAGTAATTCAATTCTTGGGCAATTAGCAACTTACAGTGCATATCAATTGGCGTTATTAATTTTATTTAAAGTTGATGGTACAGTGATTGGTGATGGTGTACAATACCTACTTGATGAACAACGCATTAACAAAGATTTAAAATTAATTTTACATTGCCATTCTTGTGGTGATGAAGTTGAATCAGTGCATGGAGTATTACATTGATAATTAATAGTAACAAAATTGAAAAAGATGTAAAGTCGCTTATGACCTTATGCAAAAACTTGGGTATTAATATTAACAGCATTGAAGTGAGTGATGATATTAATGAACAACAGTACAAAGAATTTTCAGCACAAGAATTACTTGAAATGCAAGGTGAGCGACAAACTTACATTGATTTAGAAATTGAACGCACAGGTAAGCAACCTATTTTTTACCCCAAAGATGAATATGGGGTATAATACCAAAACACATGGGGAGTTCACCCCAACATTACACTTCAGCAGTAGTGTGTGTAAAACTGTTATAATATATCCTTATATTATTAGTTAACAGTTTGCATGTTCTGTAAAAACATGCACCTAACTTAGATACACTAGTAAAGGACTCGGCTAATTGGTTACTTTACTACTTTCGCAGTTTTTACTTGTTTTTCTGTGTGTAACAAAACAAGCACTAAATAAATGTTCAAGTGCAAGGGAACCCGAGTTCATGTTCACTTTGTACTTGTGCGTCGATTGTGCAGTTTACCTACACTGTAAAAGTAGGTACAATCCCTTTAGTTCAATGTTAACTCCAAATTAATCAAATATCTAAAGGGATTATTTTAAACTAATCCGCATTTACTAAAAATCATGAAATTCAAGATACAAGATTTACCTGTTAAAGATTTCATTGCATTACTGAATACACTTAAAGCAAATAACATATCTTTTGTGTTTAATTCAAAAGAAGATTACATCATTACAGTTAGTGATGAAGATTACACTTTAATTCAAGAACTAATTGAAGCAAATTCATCTACTAAGTCATTAGGTTATTAATAAATACATTTAGGACTTGAGTATTAACTAGTTTTTGATGCCATGAACTAGATTCCTAAAGTAAATCGATTATTGTTCTCTCAAGTCCTGCCCTTTAAAACCTCATTACCGTATTGTTAACTCCAAATTATTCAATTAATGAGGTTTTCTTACGCCTTTTTACTGTATAATATAAATAAAGTAACAAAATAAATACATGTAAAAACCAAGGAGTTAACTATGCAAACCGAAGACCAAGAGTACGAGTACTACACTACAAAAGAATTACCACCACGCCCAGGTAACAATTTCGCAACAACTTATTATAAGTTAGACAAAGCCGAAACTAAACGCTTAACAGAAACAGTCAATGCACTAGCAGATAGTATTGATAGATTAACACCTAGTGAAAAGCAAGAGTTTGAATCAATGTTCAAAGGTCTACTAACACAAAAGCGTGATAGTAAAGGCAAGTACAGTGCAACACAGATAGTCAAAGACCTACAAAAACAATTAGCCCAAGGTAAGGATGTACCGAGTGGTATGATAGGTCGTTGGAACAAAGCATTTGACGGTACTGAGATTGATATTATATTAGTTAAAGCAGGTACTAAAGCACAACGCAAATCAGACGATTTCATGAACAAATTCTTTGATATTAAGTAAGCAATTCACTTAACAACAATGAACCGCTTAATTGCGGTTTTTTTACGCCTGTAGTAACGGTATTAATACACAACGCCTTTTATATAAATAATAAATAAACTTACACAAGGATTTGCAATGGGGACAGAGGAAATGACATTGTTATGGCAAGTATTTGTAACAGTTGTGATACTACCTAACGCATACTTTGTTACTAAAGCATTGAACAAGTTAAAAGAAGTAGACGATAAGATTAATAACTGTCAAGTAGAATTACCAAAGAACTATGTTGCTAAAAACGAGTTCAATAATGCACTTCACAGAATCGAAACACAGTTGGACCAAATATATAATTTGCTACAACATAAGCAAGACAAATAGGGAGCATAACATATGTCAAGTATTACTACACGAGCAGGTAAAGGTTCAGAATTAACACACACTGAGTTAGACGATAACTTTACTAACTTAAACACCGATAAACTAGAAAACATTACAGGCGAATCATTAAGTGATTTAAGTAATGTTAATGCAACAACACCAACAGATGGTCAAGCACTAGCATACGATAATGCTACAAGCACATGGACTGCACAAACTATTAGTGGCGGTGGTGGTATTAATAATGTAGTTGAAGACACTACTCCACAGTTAGGTGGTAACTTAGATGTACAGGACAGAGATATCGTTTCAACAGGTGTTGGAAACCAAATTACATTAGGTAGTACTAATAACGAAAAACTATTATTTGAAGGTGATTCTAAAAGTCAAAATGTTTTATTACTTGAGCCAAATTTCTACACCACTGACACAGGTAGACCAGAAGCAAAAATAACTACTAACGCACATGTACTTGAACACACTGGTACATCTGCAACATTTACATTAACATCAGAACCTGTAACAGGCTACCCAGGTAAGTTTAATGTAATGATGGGCGGTACATCAATGCTTAGAGCAGATACCACAGATGGAGTTGTATTTTATAATTCAATGATATTCCCATCAACGGATGGCACTGCAGACCAAGTTCTTAAAACAGACGGTGCTGGTAATTTAAGTTGGACAACTGCCGCAGGTGGTGGTGCTAGTAACAACTGGGTTACAGGTAATGGTGGTAGTGATTTCACCTCTGCACCTACTGCTGGTGGTGATGAATGTTTATCGATTGGTTCAGGTGCTAGTACAGCAGGTGGCTATCATGATATTGCAATTGGTACAAGTGCTTCAGCAACTTCAGGTAGGTCAATTGCAATCGGTTATAGTACAAGTTGTACTGATGGATTTTCTGTTGCAATTGGTTATGATGTAACAAACACAAAGGGTGACACTGTAGCAATTGGACGAAATGCTAGTGTAACTACTGATTATTCAACTGCACTTGGTGCCCGTACAACTTGTTCAAATACAGGCGCAACTGCAGTCGGCCGTTACGCAACTACAAATGGTATGGATGGAACTGCAATTGGTACAAATGCTAAAGCAGGAACTGCGAGCGAATGTACTTCACTCGGCACATTCGCTGGATATTGGGACCAATCTTCGAATACGACATACAGTTACACAAACGCTACTTGTGTTGGCGCGGCATCAAGAGTATCGGGTAGTCAGCAAATTCAATTAGGACAATCAGGAACAACAACTTATGCTTATGGTGCTGTTCAAAACCGTTCAGACGAACGCGATAAGACAGAAATCACAGACACTGTATTAGGATTGGATTTTATCAATGCTATAAGACCTGTTGATTTTAAATGGGATATGCGTGATGATTATTATGATATCACAACAGATGAAGAAGGTGTCCCTAGTATGAATGCAGTACCAAAAGATGGTTCTCGCAAAGGTACGCGTAAACACCACGGTGTTATTGCACAGGAAGTTAAGCAAGTAATAGATGACATGGGTGTTGATTTTGGTGGTTATCAAGACCATAATATCAACGGTGGTAACGATGTATTATCAGTTGGTTACACAGAATTTATCAGTCCATTGATTAAAGCAGTACAGGAATTAACAGCAAAGTGTGATGACTTACAAACTCAGATTAATGCATTAAACGGTCAATAGGAGTAACTTATGGCATGGCCAACAATTACAGTTGATACAACTAACTTAGATGCAGGTACAGATAGTCCTGCTAATGCTAGAGCAGATATTAAGCAAATGGCAGACAATGTCAATGCTATTAAAGATGAATTTACTAATGGTGATGGTGCTAAGTTAGCAGGCATCGAAGCAAATGCTAACAACTACACACACCCTGCTACACACAGTATTGCAGAAGTATCAGGGTTACAGACAGCATTAGATGATAAAGTTGATGATTCACAGGTACAAACTAATGTACCAGCAGGTGCTGTATTTACAGATACAGTGTACACACATCCTACTACAGACGGTAGTTTACATGTGCCTGCTACAGGTACTACTAACGACGGTAAAGTCTTAACAGCAGGTGCTACAGCAGGTTCACTAACATGGGAAACACCTAGTGCAGGCAGTACAGGTGGTGAAATATGTGTATTTGAAGTTAATTCAACTGGTGGTGGTAACTACGGTGGTGAAGAAACATCACCGTACAGACGAACTATATTTGGTTTAACAGACCCATCGAGTTATTATTCACTGTCAGGTTATCAACTTACATTACCTGCGGGTTCTTATACATTAGAGCATTTTCAAACTGTGACTAATGCAGTTGATGGGCATTTTAGTACACTTATATACAATGTAACTACATCATCAACAATTGCTAGTAGTAGTGGTGGTGGTTATCGTGAAATTGGTACAACTAATGATGGTATCTACGCACTTAGTGCAATATTCACATTAGCAACAACTACAGTAATTGAGATTCGTGGTAGTGGTAGTTACTATGTACCAACACAACATTTAAAACTTACGCACATTGCGTAGCCCATTAAGTCTAGGGTTAATTAGACTAACAACAAGGAGAAATAAAGATGTCAGCGGCAACTAATTATTTAGAAAATGAAGTCCTAGACCATGTACTTGGTAAAGGCACAACGGATTTTACAAGTCCAACTACATTAACAGTAGGATTATTCACAGCAGTAGCAGACGGTGAAACAGGTTCTGTAACAGAAGTATCAGGTAATGCTTACGCTAGAACAGCAGTAACATTTGGTGCATCAAGTGGTGGTTCAGCATCTAACAGTGGTAATGTTACATTCCCAACTGCATCAGGTGGTAACTGGGGTACTGTTACACACGCAGGTATTTACGATAATACTACTGGTGGTAACTTATTGTTTTACGGTGCATTAACTGTATCTAAAACAGTTACAGATGGAGATACATTCCAAATTAACGCAGGACAGTTAACAATTAGTTTAAATTAATAGGTTAAATTAATGGCACTAGTACTAGGTTCAATTAGCAATTATGTAGAAGATGATTATGTAGCATCAGGTTATATGACTGATGCTATGCATGTAAGTGCTAGTACAACAATTGCGGGCGTAATTCCTAATTTTGTGTACGGTACAATCACTAACTATGTAGCAGATGATTATGTAGCCGATGGTTATATGACTGAAGCAATACATGCAAGTGCTAGTACAACGATTGATGCAGTACTAAACCCTGTAATATACACTTATGGTAGTGTATCTTTACAGGCAGAGTTTGCTTCTAGTATTAGTGCAGAAGTTGAAACTATTATTGAAGGTGCAGTAGCATTAACTACAGAGTTTACACAAAGTGCATCTGCAGTATTAAACCCATTACTAGAAGCAGAATTATCATTAACTACGCAGTTTACTCAAGATACAACAGCAACGAATTTCATCACATTAGAAGCAGAAGGCAAATATGGATGGGCTGATGTTGCTACTTGGGATAATTGGGATGTATGGCAAAATACTTGGTTATTAACTTCACAGTTTAACCAAAGCACTGGTGACAGTGGTATTGTACATACAGCAGGAGTTAATGTTAGTTCAGCATTAACATGGGATGCTAGTATTGTAGGTACTAGAGTAGGTGATATTGATTGTATTGTAAATGCAACAATGTCTGATACTGCTACTGTAACACAAGGCGCAATTATTAGTGCTAGTGTTACATTTGGTAGTTCTATTAATGCGTACAACTTAAAGAGTACAAGCGTAGCATTAGACACATCTGTTGGCTTTACAGC